TACCTTATTTCTCGCCATTAGTAAAGTGTTTTTTTGCTACTTCATCCCATTCAAGGGGAGTAACAGAATCGATAGAAGCAGGAGAGATACCAGACTCAACAGGTTTACTTGCGAGTGGTACTTCATTTGCTGGGGATGCGTTGAGGGTTTGTTCAACTCTGTCGTGCTCATAAAGGGCAAGCAATCCATAGTGTATAACCTTCAACAGGTCTTTGCGGTGGTCAGAACGACTACCTTTTTGACCATATCGGTTTGAGTATTTATCCACGTTTCCGAGGAAGAAACCCATACCACGCCCACGATCAACAATGACCTCAGACGTTTGAATCTTATCGCCACCATAGTGTTGACTATAGGTGGCGTCGACATATTCTTTTATTTCAGAGAGAAGTTCGCCCTCTCTAAATTTATAATTGATCATTTAATCTCCTAGAAAGCAGGTTCGTCATTATCAATAGCATCTAACACATCACCCAGATTTACTTCAGGAGCGATTTCATTAGAATCAATTTTACTGTATAAGTCTAAGAAGGCAGACTTGGTATCTTCATCAAAACGGTTTACACATAACTCGATAGATCGAGCACGGTCATTAAAGATAGCAAACGTTTGAGCAATGTGACATAGGCGACGAGTAGAAATAATATCTTCAACACCGCCATCGGCATAAGTCTTGCGAATAATCTCAGACCAAGTAGTTAGCTTATCAGCAAAATCAGTATCAACCGCACCGAACTTATCCATATGGTTCAGTAGAATCTTTTTCTCTATCGCAAGAGAAGGATAAGGTTGCTCAACAGTAATACTGAATCGCTCCAGGAATGCTTCATCAATAATCGTAGCAGCAACAAACTTGCCATCTTCCGAACCTTGACCTTTGGTGTTAGCAGTAGCAATCACGTTGAATCCAGGAGCAGGAGTAATCAGCTCACCAGTTTTCTTAATCATAACTGGCTTACCCTCAAGAACACCTTGAAGAGCCATCAAGCGATTAGAAGAACGATCAACCTCATCGATCAGCAGTATCGCACCAGCTTCCATAGCTTTGATAACTGGACCTTTTTGGAAAACAGTCTCGCCACTTATCAAACGGAAACCACCGATTAGATCGTCTTCATCAGTCTCAGGAGTAATCTGAACACGGACATACTCACGCTTAGATTTAGCGCACGCTTGCTCAACCATCATTGTTTTACCATTACCAGATAGACCAGTAATAAAAGTCGGATAGAACATACCCGAATCAATAATAGTTTTAATGTCTTTGAAGTTACCCCAGCTGACATAAGTAGAGTCAGCAGAAGGAACGTAGACTTCATCGTTAGTAACAGATTGTACAGCAGTCATTACAGGTTTACTCTCAGCTGGAGCATTAGAAGTTTGCTCAGCATTAACATTACGGAAAGGAAGGATCTGAGCTTCCAAATTCCATACACCACGTGAAACTTTATTATCGGCAATCATCACCTCACGGTAGACTCTACCTTTTGCAACGCCAGTAGCATCGCACGCATCATATATATCTTGGTTACGGAAGTGGCTTCGGTCAGGAAAACGTTTAGCTAATTCACGGAACATTGGGGCAAAAGCATATGTACTCATAATATAATCTCTCTCAGTCAATTCACTCATTCAATACACATATTATACTACAATTAAAACCAAAAGTAAACACTTATTTTAATCTTTTTTTAAGCGACCATCTCAGCAAACTTACTAGCAAGAACACGGTTGCCTTTCTTAGACTTAGCGAACTTCTTAAACTCACGAGTCAGCGCACCTTTAGAATCATCTTTAGGGGCAAAGTCCGTAGTAGCAGTATCCAACTTGGTAGTTCTCAGGAAGAAGTATCTATCAAAACCTAACTGGTCATCAACAGATACACCGCCTTTTCTCCAGTCAGTAAGAACAGGTCTGATCTCTTGCTCAGTGTCATAACCTTTACCCTCGGAGCGATACAAACGATATCTAACATCATTGGCTCGGTTGGTTAGGAAGTAACAAACCGTATTACAGCCAGTATGTTTTTTCAACGATTCAACCAGAGTTTGAGTACCAGCATAGTTAGTCTTACAATTAATACGCTCACCGCCTACAGTGAACACCATTCGATTAGAGTTAAAGTAGCCATCGTTCATATCGTGAACTTGCGCATAGTCATAACGAATAGTGTTAGTATCTCCATCGCTCAGCAGAGTAAAGTTTACTTTATCAAGACCATAAGTATCACGGAAGTCAGGAATCAAAGTATGCATAGCAATCAATGCCTGATTCAGAGGAGTACCACCCATCATTTCATGCGTAGACTCATGGAAGTTATAGATTTGATAACAAGCAGTTTCAAAGTCTTTCTTGCTCATCTCATTAGAAAGTAACTCAAACAGAGACATAGATTCCCAATCAATAACGTGTTTAAAGTTACGCTCTTTAAGACCATTAGAAGTAAACCCATAAACACGGAAAGGGATATTCACTTTACGACAAAAGTGTGCGATATTGATAGCTTGTTTCTTTACATTAGCAATACAATCATCCATAGAGCCAGAGTAGTCAACCAACATTACCAGACCATGATTCTTAGCATCAGCCAGCTTGGTAGTTCTAGCGAAGATATCTTCGTTGTATTTGTAAGAGTATAGTTTAGTGACATCGATAGAACCAGTCTTAGAGGTTCTAGATCTTGAGTAGCGATATGCAGCTTTCTTCATCTCAAACTCACGAGCCATAGTATTAACTACAGACTTGGTCTCAACTAAGAACTCGTCATAAGATTGGGTCAAGTATCTACGCTGATACCAGTGAGTGTTTTCATCATTTCTGGTATCGATAAGAGTTTTGTAATCAGCAACAAGACTCTTGGCTTCCTTTAAGGTTAGGGAGCGAACAACTACAGGGGAACTATCACCATCATGGCTTTCTAGAAGATCAGACTCTTTAGAACGGAACGCTTCATCAGTCTCAACGATCTCGTTACCAGCACCAGCATTGCTAGAGAATCCTTCCTCAATATCTTTACTTACATCTTCCTCGCTATCTTCAGTATCCTCTCCTTCGATTTCTTCGACAACGTCTTGTTGTTCGCTGTCCATTTCACTATCTTTACTCTCAGGAATGCCAGATTGATTGTCAGTTGAAGGTGAATCCTCTGTACTTTTTTCCATACTTTCTTCATCGTTATCCCCCTCAGGATTTTCATTTTGATTTTGAGCTTGATCCTGCTGTTTCTCAACACCTACATAGTCAAGTAAAGATCTAGCAGCATCAACAACTTCTTCCCAAGTTTCAGCAGAGAAACATTTCTTTACTACAGGAAGTTCGTCTTTATCAAATGTAATATCTACTAGTTGGTTCAGTTTGGCTTTAATATTGATACGGTCAGGCAAACCATAGGAAGAATATTCCCTATTCTGAGTACCAAAGAAGTTTTCGTCAAACAAAACTTGATAACCACCTTGAAACGACTTAACTAATCCTGGATACTTACTACGGATCATTCGCTCAATGCGGATATCTTCAATAATGTTAAGGAATGAACGAGGAATACCCTCGACATCTATTTCAGAATCATGCCAACCCTCTTTTGGGGTAAACAAAGCATGACCGACCTCATGACCAATAAGCAGGTCTTGAACATCAGCACCTTTGTCTTTCCATAGGGGAAGGTTTAGAACACGGTTAACAACATCGAACGATGCGGTCTGGTAGTTACCCTCACGCACTTCAATGTTTTCATTAGCAAGCAATCTAGCTAGAGTAGATTTAACTGTCATATAGAATACCTCTCAATCAATACATGTATTATACCACAAGTAATCGAGAAAGTAAACACTTTTTTTGAATTATTTTGAATTATTTTATCTTACTGAAGTTCCTTTCCTTAGTAAACTCTATCTTAGACCTAAACTTACCATCCAGAACATCACCTTTGTGAGATATGATAAACGTATTAGTTCCTTCCTCTAGAGTCTCAAGGATCTTGAGTAGATTCTCAATACCATCATTATCTAGAGAGGAGTCAAACGTTTCATCTAGGATCAATAGGTTAGAAGAAGCACTATTCTTCATACGAGCAATTTGACGCCATGTAAACAATAATGCCAAATCAATACGTTGTTTCTCACCCTCACTGAACGAGGCATAGTTAAAAGAATCACGGAAACGGGATTTGATGGTCTCAGTGAAACTCTCATCAAGGTTGAACGAAACATAGAAGTCCATAACCTGCAGATAATGATTGATGAGTTTATTCATTACAGGAAGATACTGCTTGATAACCTTAGTTTTGATACCGCTATCCTTTAGCATTTCACCCACAGCTTCTTGATAGGTTTTCTGCTCAGATAGTTCTAGCTTTCTCTCAGTTAATGAATCA